TTGGTTGCCAAGATTATCAGTAACAGTTAATTGAATATTACTTCCTTGGTTAACATAACTAATTGTGTTGCCTTGGAAGTTCATTGTTCCTTGTGTGGAAGAACCTGAACCAAACATTGCTGTGGCAAGATTTTGTGAAATCTGTGCGTAAATACGAGATTCTAAATTAACCAGAAATTGGTTAAGTGGTGTGTTGGCTGCATTAGTTGCTGCTTGTTGTTGTGCAGCTAATAAGGCTTGCTGAATTGCCTGTTGTCTAGTATACTCCTCATTCTGTATGGTTAAAACATAAGTTCCATAACCATTGCCATTGAATGATGGAGATTTAAATGTAAAGTCATTAAGTGGTGCAGAATATACCGAATTAACGGTAAGTGTTATCAGTATCAGTAGTAGGTTTTTTATTATTTTCGCCATGGATTTCCCGCATCATTAATACGATGTTAATTTTTTGATTCAATCTAATCAAATCATTATCTAACATTCTAACACGGTCAATCAATGCAATTAATACTGTACTCGCTTCACTTAGGACTGGTTTAATTTCTTTTGTTACCCAAGTCCATACATAATATATAAAGTAACCCATGCCGCCAGCTGCAACAATTGGGAAACCATATTTGTTTACTAATTCAACTAAGTCCATATTTTTGTTCTTTAACAAATTTGCAAAGTTTATTTGCTAATACTCTAGCTTCAAGTCCCATTTCATTATCAGGACCAAGTTCTTTTTCGATTCTTCTAGCAATATCGTGAAAATGAATCACCACATCTTCCAAATCATCCAATTCAAGATATTCTGGCATCAATCTCTCCTTGCATCATTTTTACCGTCTGCTCGAGCAATACGGTCAACGTCAGGTTTAACACCCATAGCGCTTGACATTAGAGTATCAATTCTGATAACATCATGGTTCATTGTTTTAACACGGTTGTCTAATGCGGTAATAATACCACTCAAACTTTTGACTTGGCCAGTAACACCAGCCAGAATGAATTTAAGAGTCAGGAATACAAAATACCCAGCTGCAAATGCGGCAGCCATAGGGAATCCTAGTTCGGCAACTATCTTAAAAAAGTCCATAATTATATTGACAATCGTTGGTTATTATAGTATAATCAGTAAATCATCAATATAAGTATCAATACTAGTTTATTTATGCCATTAGGAGAAATCATGGAAGTAATTGCACTAAAATTAATCACCGGAGAAGATGTTTTGGGTGAAATTGAATCTCAATCTGAAACTGAGTTTGTTTTGGTTAATCCAGTAGGTATTGCGGTAGTTCGTGGGCCAGACGGTAAACCCAATGTAGGTTTTGCACCTTTCCCCATTCATGCCGAACAAAAAACTGGTGCCACGGTTGCCTTAGCAAAGAAGAATGTAGTATACTCTTATACACCAGCAGAAGATTTCATTACTAACTATAATCAAATCTTTGGTTCTGGTATTGTTCTTCCACCAACAAAACAATTAATTACGGGTTAAATTGAGTTCTTTCTATACTAATGTTCAAGTAGCAGGTAATAACATTCTTTATCGTGGTGTTATTGATGGAAAAAGAGTCAAGGAAAAAATAGAATATTCTCCTTCTCTTTATATTCCATCAAAAAGAATAACAAACATCACAAGTTTAGATGGTGATTATCTTGACCAAAAAATCTTTGGTGGCATTCGTGAAGCCAGAGATTATATCAAACAATTTGAAGGTGTTTCTGGTGGAATTAAAATCTACGGAAACACTTCTTTTGAATATGCCTATATTGGTGAAAACCATAAAGGTATGGTTGAGTGGGATCAAGAAAAAATTCTGACTGCTGTAGTTGATATTGAGGTTGGTTCTGAAAATGGTTTTCCTGACCCATACAAAGCAAATGAACCTATTACAGCAATTTGCGTAACATATATCAATGGTCCAACTTATGTATTTGGTTGTGGTGAATATGAAGTTAAAGGACAAGAACAGTATGTAAAGTGTAAAGATGAATACACGCTCTGTAAGCGATTCATGGAACTTTGGAAATTAAAAACACCAGACACTATTACAGGTTGGAATACAAAGTTCTTTGATATACCATATCTCTACAATCGTTTCAATAAAATTCTTGGTGAAGATGAAACTAAAAAGTTATCTCCATGGAATAATATTTACGAAAGAAAAACGGTCATCAATGGCCGTGAAATGATTGAATACAAAATCTCAGGTGTTTCTTCCTTAGATTATATCGAACTATACAAATGGTATGCGCCAGGCGGTAAGTCACAAGAATCTTATCGTTTGGATAATATTGCTCAAGTTGAATTAGGAGAAGGCAAGATTTCATATGATGAGTTTGATAATCTACACCAACTCTATCGTTTAGACTTTCAAAAGTTTATTGAATATAATATTAAAGACGTTCAACTAATTTTAAAATTAGAAGATAAGCTTAAGTTGTTAGAATTGGCCTATACTCTGGCATACGACACTAAAACAAACTATGAAGATGTGTTTGCTCAAACTCGTATGTGGGATGCATTGACATACAATCGACTATTAGAAGATAGTATCATCGTTCCACCAAAACAACAAAAAGAAAAAACATCTGCATTTGAAGGTGCATATGTCAAAGAAGTTCAAGTCGGCGCTCACGATTGGGTTGCTTCATTTGACTTGAACAGTTTGTATCCTCATTTGATGATGCAATATAATATTTCACCAGAAACATTAATTGAACCTGAAAACTATACACCAGATATGCGTGAAATCATTTCTTCTGGTGTTAATGTCAATAAGATGTTGGCCAAAGAAGTAGATTTATCAAAACTTGAAAATGTAACCCTCACACCAAACGGTCAATTTTTCCGTACCGACATACAAGGTTTTTTGCCTAAGATGATGGCAGAAATGTATGAGGATCGTAAAAAATTTAAAAAGTTGATGTTGCAAGCAAAACAAGAATATGAAAATGAAAAAGATGAATCGAAGAAATATGACATCGAAAAACGAATTGCTAGATATGATAATCTACAACTTGCAAAAAAAGTTTCCCTTAATTCTGCTTACGGTGCTCTTGGTTCTCAGTATTTCCGATTCTATGATTTGCGTATGGCTCTTGGCGTTACTACTGCTGGCCAATTAAGTATTCGTTGGATTGAGGCAAAGATTAATGCCTATATGAATAAACTATTGGGAACCAAAGGTGATGATTATGTTATTGCTTCTGATACTGATTCAATTTATTTACGAATGGGAGAATTAGTTAATAAATTTATCAAAGATACATCAGATAAACAAAAAGTAATTTCGCTCATGGATAAAATCTGTGAAGATAAAATTCAGCCATATATCGATACATCATATAATGAGTTGGCTGAATACGTTCATGCTTATGCACAAAAGATGCAAATGAAACGAGAAGGACTTTCAGACAAAGGTATTTGGACTGCCAAGAAACGATATATTCTAAACGTATATAATAATGAAGGCGTTCAGTATAATGAACCCCAAATGAAAGTTATGGGTTTAGAAATGATTAAATCTTCCACACCATCGGCTATTCGTGAGAAAATGAAAGAGGCGATTAAGTTAATGGTGAATGGCACACAAGATGATATTCATCAGTTTATTGCAGACTTCAGAGTTAAGTTCAAAACATTACCTGTAGAGGAGATATCGTTTCCTCGTGGTCTAAACGGACTAAATAATTATTCTGATGCGGTAACTTTGTATAAAAAAGGAACACCAATTCATGTTAAAGGTGCAATTCTTTATAATCACAATTTAAAACAACAAAATCTAACCAAGAAATATCCACTCATTCAAGAAGGTGAAAAGGTTAAGTTTACTTACCTGAAGATGCCTAATCCATTTAAAGATACTGTTATTTCGTATCCATCTCGTTTACCAAAAGAGTTTGAATTACAAGAATATATCGATTATGATATGCAATTTGATAAAGCATTTCTTGAACCAATTAAAGTTATTTTGGATTGTATGGGCTGGCAGACTGAAAAAACAAGTTCGATAGAGGATTTCTTTTCATGACACGTCATGTACTACCACTTTTTGCAACACCAATACATTTATCATTTATTGATATTGATGAAGCAATAAAGAATGAAATTTACAATACTCCATATGATAATCGCAAAGTATCGTATGAACCTAAAGTTTCATCAAATAAGAATTTATTAAATGATGGTGTTTTTTTAAAGTTAAAAGAATCAATATTAAAAGAGTTTGAATATTATAAAAATGAAGTGTTACAAATCAAAAAAGAAACAACATTTAAAATGACACATTCTTGGTCTGTGTTATCAGAACCAAATAATCGTTCTGATTTACATCATCATTCGAATGCTTTTTTTAGTGGTGTTGTTTACATAAAAATTCCAAAAAACTCAGGTAATATTTGTTTTTATAATACAAATGAAAATTTGTTTCCTTCAACTTTTTCGGCTTTAATCGAGAAAGAAAATTATAACACCTATAACAGTCAACATTGGTCAATTGAACCAGAAGAAAATATGTTATTATTATTCCCTGCGATTCTTGGCCATGATGTTAAAGAAAACCTTTCTAGAGAAAATAGATTTTCTTTATCGTTTGACTTTTTTCCAAACTGTGTACTCGGTCAAGAACAACACCGATTAGACTTTACCAATATAAATTAAAATGATATACTTAACATTTTTATCCGCAATTCTTTTATCAGGAATAGCTGCATATTATTCCATTATTGGTCTCGCTGCTATTTTTATGGGAGCATTTTGGCCAGTCGTATTCATGGCATCATCTATGGAATTCGCCAAACTGGTTACAGCATCTTGGCTATATCGTAATTGGAAAACCGCACCAATGCTTCTGAGAACGTATTTGACAATCGCTGTTATTTTATTAATGCTAATTACCTCAATGGGTATTTTTGGTTTCTTGGCCAAAGCACACATCGATTCTACGTTAGATTTTGGTAGTAACTCTGTTGAACTCAAAACTCTCAACCAACAACAGAAAATTGCCGAAGAACGATTAAATTATCTATTGGCTCGTGCAAAAGATCCTTCTACTGCAAGTGGTCGTTTAGATAATCAAATTCAGTCAACACAAAAAGAACTTACCGATATCAACAAGAAAAGATTGCCACTTTTAAAAGAAGAAAATAAGTTGGTTGCTGATGTTGGTCCTATCAAGTATGTGGCAGATATATTTTTTACAGGTGATGGCGCAATTGATAAAGCCGTTCGTGTGGTAATCTTTATTATTATGCTTGTGTTTGACCCGTTAGCTGTGTTATTATTGATAGCAGGAAACATATCTTTAAAACAAAATGATAAAGAGGACTTTAATAAGGATCCTTCTATTAAAGAGTTCTTTAATAAGGCAAAAGAAACCTTTAAGGAATTAGATAAAGATAGAGTTGAAATTGAAAAAGAAAATCTTACCACAATTGAAGAAACTGTTGAACCAATTGAAATCAATCCGATATTGGATCCCGTTACTGGTGAACCTATAAAGACACATGAAGTTATTACCGAACATCATATACCTGGTGTTTATACAGAAACACACGTACCAATTAAAGCACTAGAGCCTAAGTATGATTATAGTGCTGAATATGCATTTAAAGAAATGAAAAATGAATTGAATGGTGGTAAATTTTAAGGAATGAATATGAGTATACTTGATAAAATTAAAAAGAACAGTAGTATTAAAGAATCAGCAATTCTTTCAAAGTCTAAGTTTTTCACAAACAAAGATATGATTCCAACGGCAATTCCCATTATTAATGTGGCGTTGTCTGGTAAATTAGACGGTGGTTTAACACCGGGTCTTACAATGTGGGCTGGCCCATCAAAACATTTTAAGACTGCATTTTCGTTATTGATGGCAAAATCTTATTTGGACAAATATCCCAATGCGGCGCTTTTATTTTATGATAGTGAGTTTGGTACACCTCAATCCTACTTTGACAGTTTTGGTATTGATACTGATCGTGTTCTTCATACTCCCCTTACTGACATCGAACAGTTAAAGTTTGATGTAATGCAACAGCTAACACAATTAGAACGTGATGATAAATTGATTATTATCATTGATTCAATTGGTAATTTAGCATCAAAGAAAGAAGTTGATGATGCACTTGAAGGTAAAACAGTTGCC